AACGCCTGATGAGAATGAGTTAGTTGGTCTTTATGATTTAGATGATCAACAACTTATGTTTAGGCGCAGAAAGATTGCCCAGAACGGCCTTGACCTCTTTAGACAAGAGTATCCATCTGAACCAGATGAAGCCTTTTTGACTACTGGCCGTCCAGTGTTCAACCCTGATCAAATCACAAAATCTTTAGATAAAACTTTAGATCTACAAGAGCGTCTAGCTCTAGAGGGCGATGAGTGGCTTAACAATGCTAGAGGTGAGCTTAGTACTTACAGGAAACACCAAGAGGGCGAACAGTACGTCATAGGCGCTGATGTCGCGATGGGTGTCAGAGGTGGTGACTACTCAGTAGCTCAAGTTCTTGATTCTAAAGAAAAGACAAGTAGCGATATGGAGAGGCCATGCTCACCCAGATTACTTTGCTGAAGTTCTTTTTGCATTAGGAGAATACTACAACGAAGCCTACATCTGCGTTGAGAACAACTCTCATGGAATCTTGACTTGTACTAGGTTAGGCAAAGATATGGCTTACCCTAATTTCTATACAGAAACTCAGATAGACAAACTCACTGACAGAGAAACTTTGAAGCTAGGTTTCACTACAACAGCAAAAACAAAACCTTTAATTATTGATCAACTACGTGCCTCGATGAGAGAGGAAGAGTTAGAACTTAATTGTAAGGTAACTTTAAGAGAAATGCTGACTTACATCGTTACAGAAAGCGGTGCAATGCAGGCAGAGGCAGGATGCTTTGATGATTGCGTTATGTCTCTAGCTTTAGCAAATCATGTACATACTGGTGCTTGGAACCCAGTGGAATCCACAGACTCATTTTATATTGAGATGGTTTAATTATGGCAAAGAAAAAAGACTACAAGAAACTCTCTGACACAGAGATAGTCGCTATCGTAGATGACAATGTTGGACGATCCGTTGGCTACCACGACAGCGAACTTAGCCGTGAGCGATCTAACGTAATGGAGTACTACACAGGCGCAAAGCCTAAACCTATCCATGACGGTAACTCTAAGTATGTGTCTTTAGATGTTTATGATGCAGTCGAGTCAATGAAGGCCGCACTTTTAGAAACATTCTCAGCAGGGAACAAGGTTGTACATTTTGCACCACAGAATGCTGATGATGTAAAAATGGCGGCTGTTTGCTCGGCTTACACTGACTATGTAGCCCACAGGCAAAACGATTTATATTCTGTTATGTCATCAGTTATACATGATGGACTTATAGCAAGAGCAGGCATAGCAAAGGTGTTCTGGCAAGAGCAATCTGAAACTGTTTCTGAATTCTTTGAGAACATATCTGAAGACGAGTTAGACATTCTTCTGTCAGAGCCAAATGTTGACTTAGGTGACTATGAGCAAGATGAGTTTGGTCTTTTCTCTGGAGAAATATTAGTTAATAGAGATACAAGCCAAGTCATTGTTGAGAATATTGCACCAGAAGAATTTCTAATTGAATCACAGCCAAAGTCTCTGGATAGCGCGTTGTTTTGCGCCCATAGAACAAAGAAAACTTTGTCTGACTTACGGCTTGATGGTTATCCAGAAAAACTGATTAATAAAATAGGTGATCACTCTGATGTCACTATGGGAACTGACTTAGAAGTCTTATCTAGACATGACACTATCAATAATGACAGAGGCTTTAATGCCCACGGATACCAAGACCAAGTAAGAGAAGTCTTAGTCTATGAAATCTACATGGAACTGGATTGCGAAGGGACGGGAGTTGCAGAACTCTATAAGATAATAAAAGCCGGAAATGTGCTTCTCGATAAAGAGAAGGTAAATAGAAAACCATTTGTTACATTTGTTCCGCTTCCGATCCCTCACGCTTTTTACGGTAATAACTTTGCTGACAAGCTAGTTGCCACACAGAATGCTAGAACAGTACTCACACGTTCTATCCTTGATCACGCAATGATTACAAATAACCCTAGATACACTGTATTGAAGGGTGGTCTTAGCAATCCTAGAGAACTAATTGATAACAGAGTAGGCGGCTTAGTCAATATAACTAGACCTGATGCTATTGCACCAATGATGCAAAGCCCTCTAAACCCATTTACGTTCCAAACAATACAAATGTTGGACGAGAACAAAGAGGACACTACTGGTGTTAGTAGGCTGTCTCAAGGTTTAAACAAAGATGCTATAAGCAAGCAAAATAGTGCGGCTTTGGTTGAGCAGTTAGCCACTATGTCTCAGCAACGTCAAAAGATTATTGCGCGAAACTTTGCTAATCAATTCCTTAAGCCTTTGTATCAGACTATCTATCAGCTATGTATTGAAAATGAATCTGAACAAAAGATAGTAGAGATAAGTGGTGAGTATGTACAGATTAACCCAAGTGATTGGGCTGACAAAAGAGATGTAACAGTGGAGCTTGCCCTTGGCTACGGTGAACAAGATCGTGAAGCTCAAAAGTACATTGGTATGCACCAAACATTCCAATCTGATCCTGCGCTACAAAAGATGTACACCCCCCAGAATCAATACCAGCTTATATCCAAGGTAATGGAACTCTCAGGTATCAAAAATGTAGCTGAATACTTGACTAGCCCAGATCAATTGCCACCAGAGCAACCTGATCCCGCACAGGAACTTCAGTTAGAGATGATGAAGAAACAGCTTGAAGTCCAAGAGCGTCAAACTGCACTTGGAGAGATGAAAGCTCAAATGGATGTACAAAATGCTCAAATGAAGATAGAGCTTGAAAAGATGAAGGCAGAGAACACCTTTGCTATTCAAAGTGACAATGTTGATCTCAAAGAAGCTCAACTTAACCATAAGAAAGTAATTGATAGTGCTGAACTTGTACTTGCTCAACAGGCAGATGAGATAACGGCTATCGCAAGCCCGAATGGATAACCCATTCACCAACCTAAGCCCTTGAAGGAGAGCTAAAAATGAACGATGAACAATTGGTAAATTTAGGAACAGACGCAGAGACTTTGTTAAACACAGAGACTTTTACTAGGACTGTAAACATGATGGTAGATGCGACAGTACAAGCATTCTTGTCATCAGCACCCGATGAAGAAGACAAGCGTACTGAAGCCTACGGTCACTACAGAGCCATAGTTGATATCGTAAATACTCTACGTCAGCAAGTAGAAGTACGAGATCAAATTGATGCTAAAGCTAACGAAGATCAAGCAGAAGAAAACGAAGTAATCACAACTGAAGAGGAGTAAGCACCATGTCCCAGGATAACGTGCAAAATGCTTTTAACTCAGGTACTACCGCATTGGATATGGATAGTGCGGCAGAGGCCATTTTAGGTAACTGGAAAGACGCTGATGACAAAGATCAGCTATCTGAAGAAGGTAGTCTAGAGGCAACAGAGGAAACTACTGACGAGACTGAAGTAGAAGAATCTGTAGATGAAATAGAGGTAGATGAAGAAACTGAAGAAGAAGAAGCTGAGTCTAAAGAAGACCCTGACGAAGAAGACACTGAAGATGATGAAGAAGAAGATACAACAGAGGAAGAAGAAGTTAGTTTATCTGATGATACTGTTGTTGAACTTGTTGTTGACGGTGAAACTAAGCAGGCATCTTTGAAAGATCTTAAGCGTCTCTACGGTCAAGAAGCATCCCTCACTCGAAAGTCTCAAGAAACAGCAAACCAGAAAAAAGAAGCTACTGAAGCTCTGCAACGTGCAGATGCGTCATTACAAGCTATGCTTAAACGCGCCGAAGAACGCTACAAGCCATACGAAGAAGTCGATATGTTAGTTGCCTCACGGCAAATGAACCCCGATGACTTTGCGGCTTTACGTGCTGAAGCGAAAGCGGCAGAAAGCGATCTAAAGTTTCTCAAAGAAGAAGCTGATAGTTTCTATGGTGAACTGCAACAGAAACAAGTAGTGCAACAGCGTGAAAGCGCCAAGCAGTGCATTGAAGTTCTCCAAAGAGAGTTACCCGATTGGAATACTAATTTATACAATGACATTCGGAAACACGCTATTAGCAATGGCTTACCTGAAGATCAAGTTAATCAGTACACAGACCCTAATGTAATTATGCTTTTGCATAAGGCAATGATGTTTGACAAGTCTAAGAAGGTAGCTAAAACAAAGAAAGCTAACAAAGCACCTACAAAGATACTCCGAAGTAAGAAAGCACCGCCAACTAAAACTGATCAACGAATCAGCAAGCAGAAAGCCGCGCAAGAAAAACTTAGGAATAGTCCAAGTAGAGGTAATGACATAGATGATATTGCAGAAGCATTGATGGCTAATTGGGATGTTGGATAACCCTTTTAAATCTTTCTACAATAAGGAAATAAACTATGACTACCTTAGTCACATACAACATGGTGGGAGTTGCGGAAGATGTATCCTCAACAATCGCCAACATTAGCCCATCGGCTACTCCATTCCAATCTCTAGTCAAAAGCGAGAAAGTACACTCACGTACTTTTGAGTGGCTTGAAGACTCTCTACGTAGTGCGGCTAATACAGCGTTAGTAGAGGGAGCAGACAGCTCAATGACTGCTGTTGGACAACCTACAACTCGTTCTAACACAACTCAAATCGTTGGTGAATCATTCCAGGTATCTGCTACTTCTGATGCCGTTAAGACTCACGGTAGAGCGAAAGAAACCGCGTTAAAAATGTTGTGCGCGGCCTAAATCATGTGAATTCATGGGAAGCCTAAGTCGAAAGATATGGTAATCATGAGCCAAGCCTCAATTCTTGAGGAAGGTGCAACGACTATTCCGAGAGGAAGTACACCCAAGTGGGTGGAAGCGCATGAGCCTGTGGTTAAAACAGGCGTGATATAGTCTCATCTTATGTCGAAAGCATAAGCAGTCTTTAAGGATAAAGACGGTTCAAGAGTAACGACCTTGAGCGAAGATTTGCGAATGACAACCTCGCAAAAGTACTAAAGCAAGTTAAGCTCGATGTAGAAAAGTCTATGATCGGTGTTTCTCAAGCGGCTGTAGCAGGAAGTGCATCTGCGGCTCGTAAAATGGCATCTATTGACCAGCAGATCTCTACTACTGTAGATGCTGGCTCTAATGCGGCTGATGCTCTTACTGAAGCCAAGCTACTTGAGTTGGGACAGACTTGCTACACCAACGGTTCTGATCCTTCAGTACTAATGATCAAGCCTGCTGATTCTACTATCATTGCAGGATTTGCTTCTAGTTCAAACCGTCAAAGAGATTTGGCTGATGCTAAAACTTTAGTCAATTCTATTGACGTATTGGTAACAAGTTTTGGTACATACAAAGTAATCCTCAATCGCCTAAATCTAGCTACCAATGCTTACCTCATTGATCCTTCAATGTTCAAGCAATGTGTACTACGTCCGTTTACACGTACGCTTTTAGCCAAAACTGGTGATAGCGACAAGCACATGGTCGTGGGTGAAATTTCTGTGAAGCACTCTCAGTTTGCAGATAGCGGCATGATCACTGGACTTTCTTAAGTCCTAAGTAGTAATTGGGGGTGTTGCTAGAGATAAGGGTTTTGCTCTCCTTAACTTATCTTTGGCTTCACCCCCATTTTATTTTTAATAGGAGAAGCAAATGCAAGACAAACAAAACAAATTTTTCGATGTGCAAAATACTGTGCTATTTGATAATGACCCAAAGAATTTCACAATCAAACACTCACAGCACATCCCACAGTCTTTTCTAGAGAACATAAGAAACCAAAGAGATAACTCCCTTAATCAGAATGAAGGTGAGTTTATGCGTGTTGCCTCAGTGCCAGTGGCAGTCCATGAGCAGTGGCTACGAGAAGGTTTCGACATGATGCAAGAGACTCCCAAGGCGATACTTACACGCCTTAAGCAACAAGACCTTGATGCCTTTATCACAACCAAAAAACAGGTATAACCAATTATGAACTATGGAAGTATCAGAACTCATTTTAAAGCGGTGTTGAATCGCTCAGATATTACGGACGCACTTGCTGACACTTTCATTGATCAAGGCATTGCGAGAATCCAAAGAACACTTAGGATTCCATCAATGGAGGCAAAGCATACTTACAACATTTCCTCTTTGATTAATCAGGTAGTACTACCCTCTAACTTCTTAGAAGCCATAGATATCTACTACGATAATAGGGTACTAACTCGCATTCCTATGACAGAGATGCAACAGCTTAAGGATGCTAACCAAAGCGGAAACCCATTGTACTTTGCAAGAGAGCAGTCCTCCCTTTTGGTTTACCCTTATCCTACAAGTGGGAACTTAACACTTAATTACTATGCTCAATACCCAGAGATGACTACTGATTCTTCTGAGACACTTTTGTCACAGATTGCACCAGATTTAATTATCTATGCGTCTCTAACTTATGCATCTGACTACTATCTGGATGAGCGTACAGAAGTGTTTGAAGGTAAATACTTGCAGTTCATGACTGAGTTACAAGAGCAAGCTAATGATCAGGAGCTTACTGGTTCATTACAGAGTATTCGTCCGTCTTACAATCTTGAC